CATTTATTGATTTTTATTTGTTTGATATGTTCTTCTTTTTGGACTTTCTTTTATTGTTTATGTGAAACTACTATTTACTTGCGTTACCGTCAAGTCAAGAGTTGGTGATCCACTGATTGTTGCCACTGTGTACACAATCTTAGCTGCTAAAGTTGGATCGGCTATGTTCACCGTTGCCATATAGAACCCACCACCGCCTTGGCCAACTGCGCTCGTGTAAGAAAAGAACTCATTTCCGTTGCCACCGGAAAAGGCTCCAACACTCGTGCAGTTGGTTAATGCGACAGATGGGGTAGACAATGCTGAGGAAGCCTGATACCACAATTGCACCATGTATGTTCCGACAGATCCCATAGGAAATGCCACCGTGGTGTTAGTAGGAAACGTTAGCCCAATTGTATCGATCACTTTCGTTCTCGATGAGCCAAGCACATTTGTTGAACTCGGGTTTGCCGAAGTATAATGTGCGGCCAAGCCATTTTGATCCGTTAGGCCTGTTACAATGGGTTTTCGTAGCTCAATCTCGTAAGACACCCACAACTCTCCGATGTTTACACCTGCCGACGGAACACCTTCCGTGGCAATGCTGAACTCACCTAAGTCATAGGTTTTCAAGTCTTCGGAACTCGAAACTGCGCCACTACGCACGTACTGCACGTTGTATGGATTTTCTTTTGGGTCACATTCAATTGGATGACAGAATGATTCGGACGGTTTGCCATCTGAGGAAAAGTATTCGTTTAACATCACTTGTTTATTGGTAAAAGCAGGTGCCGTTGCACGGTACTGCGTTGCGCACATCACTGAGCCCAACGCCGTATTCGTGCTTGCCACACTCTCACCAGAAGTAGATATATAATGGAACACAATCCCCCGCGCCGTATATTCTTGAAACTGTTGCGCGATGGTTGATAGCCACGGGAATGTACTGGCCATTCCGGGATTCAATGGATAGGTGTTGAAGACGTTAAATGCTGTTGGCGTTCCGGTACCAGCAATCACATCTGTGATATACTCCTTGTGCCTCACGATCACACTTTGACCTTGCTTATGCATCATTGGAATACTCCCTGACGTTTTCATGCTGGTAACGAGAGAATTTTGCCTTACAGCATAATCTCCCGACCCAAGCCAACGTGATAAAGTCGCTCCAAGACCGCTTCCTATTGATCCGCCAATCGTTGGTTGGCCTATTAAGCTGCCAAGGGCTGATCCTCCCAGACCCCCCAGCGCTCGAAGAGCTCCACCTAATACTGTCATTTCTTGCTTTTTCTCTGCTTTCTTTTTCATTACTCTCACTTTTGGTTGCTTTTTCTTTACTATTACTTTGACCATTTGGACAATTCGTTTTGACTATAATTTGGACGATATATAATCATGGCGCCGAAGCGCCACAACTACAACGGTGCTGTAGATGCATCTGTGACATCAGTAGTGAGAACTGGGTTCTCAGGACTAAACTGCCACGTTGAAAAATAGGACTCAATCGCCAACTGCTCGTCGGGGGTTATTCCCCACGCATTAAACACACTCACTCGTGCGAGATCAGTCACCGAAGCACTCCTACTCTCCAAACCCACGCTCATCATCAACGCCCCACGCTCCATGGCAGTGGCACTATTCATGTTGCTAGGGACTCCGTTACGCATGTATGCCTCATACATACTCTGCATAACCGGAACCCCAGCACACAAGGCTAGACCGCACATTCCAATAGCATGGATCCATTTCTTTGCCAATTTTATATTTGACAACGGTATGATTGATAAGGAATCCTTCTCCCTCGCTTTTGGGATATTCCTCACCATAGTCCACCCACGAACGGTGTTTATTGGACGCATTTGACAGAATTCGATGGACTCAAAAACATCTACAGGCTCCTCCACAGTCATGCGGAATCCTAGCTTATAGAAGTGATCCTCTAATCCATTCATAAATTTCTTCAAATCTCTACGCTCCATGACTATTACCATGTCATCTCCATTATTCGCCAACTCTCCATATATTTTACATTTCCTCAACCAAGAGTATAAGCACCCACACGCAATCAAGCAATTACCTAACGCCGTGTTCATGTCACCCGAGAACCGTTTTCCTTTGACCTTGTATTTTACCTTTCCATCAG